CGCCGCCCTCCTTCTTGTCGGCACCGAGGGCATAGACACGCACCATGCGCGTCTCTTCACCCTCCAGCACGGTGTCGTAACTGGTAATCCACGCCTTGCCGGCATTCTCGGGCTTGGTGCAGAAATTGGTGATATTCTCACGCTCCAGTTTTATGCGGGCCTTGCGCTTCTCAGGGTCGGTGATGCCCTCCTCGTTGCAGACGTTGTTCCAGTAGTTCTTGTGGATCTCCACCTGCCAGCGAGGTGCTGCCGTGTTCTTGATCATGTAGCGCTTGCCGGTACCTATGAGGCGGTAGATGTCATACCAGGCATCGAGGAAGATGCTGTAATAATAAGGTATGGGGTATATCTGATGCCCCACAGTCGGCACGCGGCACACCACGGCAAAGTGTCGGTCTGAAGTACCGGCTGTGCGCTTGCCCGTCTCGGGGTCCGGCTCACGCCCCAGGCGCACCATCAGGTCGCCCAGCGGGTTCACCTCATCGAGCAGAGGCAGCACGCGGGCCTTCTTAGGGTTCGCCTTGCGCCAGTTGGCTATGATGACATACTCGGATGTTCCCTTTTTGTTGCGTGGCGAGAAGCGGCAGTGACAGGCATCCTCATGGCGCAACTGCACAATCTTGCTGCCGTCACGCGAAAGCGAGATCTGCAGCACCGAGAAGAAGTAGTACTTCATGTCGGTGGCCTGCTCCCAGAACTGGAGGTGCAGGGCATTGCAGAGGCAGAACTGCCGTATCTCCGGGTCAGCGGCCCGCTGCTCAGTACCACGGTTGAAGAACTGCAGCCCCTGACCGTAGCACACCAGCGAGTTGAACTGCTGGCACTGCGAGGTCACCATATTCTTGCCGATGAGCGTCTGCACATGGTAGGGCAGCATATTGTCGCCACCCCACGGCACATATTCGTACTGTCTACCGCCGATGCCGATGGTCTGCACGATGTCATCGTCCTCTGCATCGGCAAAGCCGCCGTCGGAGTCACCGCCATAGCGGGTGATGAACTCCGACTGCACTCCCTCCAGCGCGTCGACCACCGTAGAGGGCATCATCTCATATACGTCGTAGTCGCCATTCTGGCCGACCTTCATCAAGTCTTGTTTCTCTTCCATCGTCTCTACAGGTATATTGATAGTCCGTTAATCTCATGTATCAGGATGTCGGGCACGGTGCGTATCTGGTTGTTCATCGGGTTGATGACGCGGTGCCAGCCGCCCCTCCAGTTGCTGCTCGATACCAGCCACCCCCGGTACTCGATGACGTTGCCCGTCTGCAGTTCCCACACCTTCAGGTTCACGGTCTGCTTGCGCTCCCGTGCCAGGTCGAGCATCTGCATGGCCTCGTTGAAGTGTATCGCCTTTCTCTGTTCCATATCAGTTGAAAGTATTATCGAAAGTGTTATCGAAAATGCGCCCTTCACGTTTCAGGTCAATCACGTTATGGATGCGCTGCGCATACTGATATGAGAAGGTGAAGCGCGGCATATAGTCATCCTCATTGCTGTTGTCACTCTTGCAGTCGGTGATGACCACCTCTTTGCCCACCTGCGGCTCACCATTATAGATGTTGACCAGAAATACCTCCTTGCTACGGAACAGTTCATCAGCCCAGTTGGCCATCGGTGTGGTCAGCGGACCGGTATTGGCCTGGAAAGTGCGTGTTTCTTCGATGTCGTAGTTGCGCAGCAAACCGCCGAAGCGGGCAGACATGCGCTTATACTCCGGCGTGACCTTGTGGACACCCGTGCAGTAGAGCAGCTCCTGCACACCAAAGGAGTTGTCGAAGAGCAGGATGGGTGCACAGTCGGGCTGCTGCAGGTCGATATCATACAGCTGACTCCGGTCGCCTGCCTCTACGACATACGACACCAGCTGCTTACCGGCAGCGGAGAAGTTGTCGGGCGACACGTCCAACTGGGTGTAGCGACTGTTGCCACCAGTTGCCGACAGCGCAAACGTCTTTGTGCTGCCGTCGGCGTATGTTGCAGTACACCGGGCCGTGTCACTGCCATAGTAGTGCAGGTACTCCAGTCGGCCTATAGCCGTCACCTTCGGCCCCATCAGCACACTCAGGAAGTGACTGTCATAGAATTCCTCTGCAGTCACTCCGAAGTCGGCATTACAATACAGCACCTGAAACGCCATCGTTTTGGTGTCGGTCGTTGTGATAGCACCTGGTATGACGTAGGTCTGTCCCAGAATCTCCATCGTCTGTCCTTCACCTTGTTTCTGTTCGGTGATGGTGACAGTCACATCAACCACCAGCCTGCGCTCAGCGTAGACGGACAGCATACTGGTGAGGTCGCTCACGGTGATGGCACCACCAACAGGCACCAACGTCTCTTTGTAGACAGAAGTGTCATCAACGGTGATTTCCACCACGGCCCACGTTTCCGATATGGTGAACAGCAGGTCGGGAACAGAAGCACTGAAGAATTTCTTTCCGTTATGTGTCGAAACGATAGAGATCATACCTTTTCTTATTTCTTTTCGGCAAAGGTACGACGAAAGCCGGGTGGGTAAAAATACAGAGGGCGGCGCATCCTCACGACGCACCGCCCTCACGGGAATTTATAAAATGTAAAAAAATGTGTTCTCTTAAGTTTTATGCCTGCCTCCAGATGGCCCATACTACGGTGCCATCCTGTTCAGTGGTAGGCTGGTAGTCATGTTCCAGCATGTAGCCGACAATCTCGCCAGTGGTCACGCTGTACATCGGTTCCAGTTCGTCCTGGATCTGCTGCGTAGTCTTGTTCTCCTGGATGTAGCCATCCTTGGGCAGACAGTCGCGGAACATGAAATAGCTGTCGAGCAGTTTCTGTACGAAGGCAGCTTCCTTGCTTCCTTCCTTGTTGCTAACTTCTATCCGTGCCATATCACATCATGTTTAGTCGTTTACTGATGCCACGAACGCGGAGTTCATGGCGGTAATTAGTCGCATCCTGTTTGTCGGCCAGTCGGCGGTATTCCCGCTGGTGGTGCAGCAGCTCTGCCGGGGTCCGTGCCTGGCTCATCTGGTCGCACACTGCCACCATCTCAGCCGTCTGCTCACGGAACTGCCGCAAATGGCGGCTATCCTCCTGCAGCATGGTAAGTAGGGTAATCATAGCGCACCTCCTATTCCTATTAAGATGAGTACTGCGGCGAGCGCGAGATGGGCCTTCACCACGTCGCCATGAGTGAACACTTCGCCCCTCTCAGTGGTACAGAGGGCCGTAAATGAGTTGCTGGTGGCACTCCACCACACTTTCAAGTTCTCTACAGCACGTTCCACTCTGGAAAGCACCGAGGGCTGAACCTGCCCGAGTTGAATTGTCTGTTGCATATTGCACTATCTTTCAAGCTACCACGAACCGCGTGGCCGGAGTACAAGGAAACGGCTGCACATCCCGTTGCTTGAAAGATAGTGACTCACCCAGAGGGCAGTTTAATCTTACGGAATGGCAGCCGTCTTATCGGATGCACTATGGGCATAAAAAATGCCCATGCATTGATGCTGAGCGTCTGACGTGCGCCCTGCCGAGTGGATTACCACTATCTTTCAAGCGAGGGCAAAGGTACGACAAAATCCCGAAACCGCCAAACGATTTCGGGATTTTCTTCATTTTTCGTTTGCATTTTGTGCCATTCTGTCCCATCCGTCATCTTTCGTTGTGCCATTTTCTGCATCATTCAAAGGATATTGAACGTCACAATTTTCTTTCAAAAAGTCTTTCAATTTCTCGAAGTTCTCAAAGCATAGTTCGTCTGCTTTCTTGAACTCCTCGCCCTTACTGTTTCTGAAAACATTAGAGACTTTCTCACATCCGTCCATAGTCTGAACGGCTTCAACCCGCTCTACTCTATATTTATGAGCGAGGTTCTCGTCGAGGAAGACAGCATCATCCCCGGCATTAAATTTAGTTTTAATGTCCATAATTGAAGTAAATTAAATTTGCCGTTTCAAAGGTAAAAAAAAATCCCGGAACCGCTATACGATTTCGGGATTTTCTGTACTTATTTAGACGGGGTTTAAGCTATTTGTTT